TCTGCGCCTGCACCTGGGGCGGCAACTGCTGCGGAGCGTCGTCGTCGTCGCCGCCCGCGAGTTCCGGAGGCAGCGTCTTCTTGATCCGGTCGGCGAGTTCATCCGAACCTGGGATGTCCGAGTTCCGAAACACGATATCGCCGGCGACCTGGAACAGTTGCGGCCAAGCCCGGGCGAACTCCGTCAGCATGGCAAACGCTTCCTGCCGCCTCGTCGCGTAGCTCGGTCCGGTTGAAACGGTCACGTCGTATTTCCCCGCCGACAGATGATACTCGCGATCACGGCCGTTCTCGTCCTGATACGCTTCGTTGACCTTGACTATCTTTTGGCTCTGATCCTCGCCGAGGATTCGCACCCAACGGTTGGTGTCGTAGATCCTTGGGATCAGGTCGAGCAGTATCCGACCGACGTGGCGCTGGGCCCGCGCCAGGTTGTCCAGGAAGTGGAAGTTCGCGGCGTCTCCTTCGCGCTGCCGCTGCTGGATCGCGATCCCGCTTGTCTCGTTACTCTGTGCGCCGAGACTGGCGTCGTGAATCCCCGTCGTTGCCTTGATGTCGTCAGCCGACTGCAGAGCGCCGATGGACAGCGCCTGGATTGGGGGCTCGTAGATGTTCCGTTGCGGCGCGGGCGCCGGCTCGCCGTTGATGCTGACCGGCCGGTATTCGAGGTACGCGTAGTTGACCACATTGGCGCTCTGCCATTTGTCTTCGTGGCCCTCAAACTGGCCCTCCACGCCGATGAACGGCGCACGCGGGGCGAGTCCAACCGCCTCGGCCTGCGCCGTCTTGTAGAAGTTGTAAAGCTGCTGCGGGTCGCGAGCGAACCGGATGAGGCTGAACAGTTTGCGCTTACCCTCAACCCACAGTTCCTTGCCGAACACCTGAACAATCGGGATGTACTGCCCTGGCCATTCGTCCTCTTCGAGCACTTCGGCGCCGTTGAGCTTGGCGCACTTCACCTGCATCGTGGCCACCTCGCGTTCCTTCGCGATGGCGCGGCCTTCGTGCGTTTCGTCCAGTTCGTCCTCGAAGATGAGCTCTCCGTCCGGTTCGAGAGCGAGCAGCTTGCGTTTCCGCGGCTCGATGTGCCAATACTCGGCAACCTGCACCGAGTTGTCGGTGATCCACCCTTCGGCGCGGTCGTACTCGCCCCCCCAGAAGTTGCTCGACGCTGCTTCGGACTTGGGCCAGCGCTGTTTGAACTCGTCGAGAGACATGCGCTCCACGATGAAGCAGTAGCGAGCGTCCGCACGGTCGGCCCTCTTTGCCAGAGGATCGCAATACACGCAAAACGGGTCGGCAATCGGCTCGATCCGGATCTCCAGATCGAAGCTCTTCTCGTCGCAATAGTCGGTGAGGATTCGGAATGCCCCGAAACCGCATGAAACGGAGTACTCGAACGCGTTCTGATAGGCGAGGTCCGCATCGGAGTTGTATTCGATATGGCGGACCAGGCCCTGCATGATTTCCGCTGTGTCCTTGTCGGCGCCGTTGTCGACCGGGCTTATTTTGATTGCCGGCTTGTTCTGGCGTCCGTCGTTGACGACTTGCTGGACGAAGGTCGGCAACTTGTTGATCGTGAGCGCCGGCCGCCGGGCCGCTTCGCGCTCGCGCCGCAGGTGTTCGTTCCACTGATCGCCGGCGACGAAGCGCAAGTCGGTGACGGCCTCCGCTCGGATTTCTCGCTCGGCCTCTTCCGCCTCGCGGAACCTCGTCTTAGCCTGCTTCAGCAGTTCTTCGTGTTTCATGCTCATGCGCATAGCCCGTATTTGCTTTCGCAGGCTGGCCGCTCCTGGAGAACAGGGAGTGGCTCTTTGCCGCCCCTGGTGGTGTGAGCCCACGCAACAACGTCGTCGATCGAGTTCATTGCCATGCCTGGCACGACCGGCGAAAAGAACGTCCGGTTTGTCTCGGCTTCCCAGGTGCGGATCTTGTCGATCATCTCGGGTGCCCGGGCGTACCAGTTGCGGATGTCTTCTTTCGAGGAGTTAATGCACGGCGCGCATCCGACGCGGCTGAAGCCGAGACGGTAGAGCGGGTTGACGGTCTCTCCATGCGCTTCGACATAGGCAAAGCACATTCCTTTGGTCCAGTCACACAGGGGGCGGTGGAGTTCGCAGTCGAAAAAGGTGTCCCAATGCGTCGGCGGGGTGTTGACCCGCGTCTGGCTCTCGTCGCGGCGGACGCCGGAATAGCGTACGTAGTCATAGCCCTCGTAGATCCCACCCGGGCCGAAAACCGAGTCCATCCAGCGCCGCTGTGGGCGCAGCTTCAGTATCTCGGTACAGAACTGGGCCTTTCGCGATGGCGGCCGGCCTTTGATGTGGATCATCTGCTGGAACGTGAGCCGGGACTGGCCGTCGAAGCCGCGCGACTCGGCGAAGCCCTCGGTCTTCCAGAGGTCAGCCACGATCGCGGAGATGGACACCACCGGATGCACGTTGCGCGAGTACTCGGCGATCCATTCGGTTGTCAATGGGTGCTCGTTTCCCCCCGCGTCGGAGTTCGCGAGGATCACGTCCTCCGCCGGATAGCGATTGCGAACCCAGAGCGCGGTCGCCTGCGAGTCGATTCCGCCGCTGAAGCCTACGATGTGCTTGGTCTTGCTCATGCTGCAGCCTTTGCCTTGGTCGAGAAGTGTCTGCCGATGTGGAGCGCCAACTCAAACGGGATGCGGGCCCGCTCGGCCTGCCAGGTGGACGACATCGACTCTTTGCATCGCTGCCTCACTGCTGGCAGCGGCAGCGGAGCATCGCCCCATAGATAGTAGGGGCCGGCGTGCGCCTTGGCGCGTCCCAGAAACATCTGCGCGCCTCGCACGTTTTCGAGCACAATCGGCGCGCGTAACTCCCATGCGATGCGATAGCAGGCGCCGACGATGGACAGGTCCGGCGGCGGGGGATTGCGCCGCCGGGTCCATGGCATGTCCCACCGGCTGAATTCCGGACAGGGCGGCGATGCGACTACCAGTGCGACGCTACCCCTGTACGGACGCGCGTCTAACCGCCTCACGTCGGCGACGATCTGCTGCCCCAGGTCCTCGACGTCGATTCCGATCACCTCGAACCCTGCCGCCTCCAGGCCGCGGGTCCAGCCGCCGCGCCCGCTGCAGAGATCGAATGCGCGTTGCATTGCTACGGCAAGACCTCCGTGCGGTACCGGGTCTGGATGATGTCGCCCGCTTTGAGCACGCAACAGGGCAGCAGCGTAATCACGCGCCGGTCGATGGATAGGGTGTAGTCCTCGCCGAAGGCCTGGAGCAACCCGTTGCGGTAGAGATAGAACGTATCCGGCAAGGGGGTGTGCTGCAGGGTGATTGCCGGTGTATCCATCGCGAGCTTGGTGGTCTGGTTCTTTTCGACGGTCGCCGGCGGCGCCGGGGCGGGGGGAGGCACGGTCGCCCGCAACGCCGGCCGGGGGCCGGAGAGGTCGAGGTCGATGCCGACCAGATCGGCTTCGGCAATGACGCCGGATGGCAGTACCACCCATACCCGGCCAGCCGTCGATTTCTCGCCCGTGAGGCTCTCGGGACGGACGCGAGTCTGCGCCTGCGCCGCAAATGGCGCCATCACCAGCAGCAATGCCAGCGTGGCCAGAGGAGTATTACTCTTCATCGCTCTCTTCCTTCTCTTGGAGGGGTACCTGAAAGCCAATCGCGTCCACGAGGTAGGTCGGGCTGAGGCGGCCGTACCTTGGCGCCGCCTCGGCCCGCATCTCGGAGACAAAGCCGATGGTGCGGCGCATGGGCCTTCCCGCCGCGTCGTAGATCACCACCGGCCTCATTTCTTGTGTCCCCGGTTGTTGTTAGTAGATCGCGTAGGTCATGGTGCCTTGGACGCCGCTTGTGCCTCCGGCACTTGCCGAGACACAGAGATGGTCCCCGGTGGCACGGGTGTTGATCAGGTTTCCGAGCCCCGAACCCCACGTCATCGGCGCTGTGGGACCCACCCACATCGAGCCGATCGCGGCCCCTGCGGAGCAATTCGTCGCGCTGCCTGACCAGAAGTACACAAGATGCGCCGCCGCGTCGACGGTCGAGAGGCTGATCGCGCAGACATGGATCTTCGCATTGGTCACGCCGCTCACTTGCACAATGTTGTTCTGGGCGATGTAGATGTTGCTTGTGTACTCGCAGACCGTGAGCGGCTGCATTGATCCGCCGGCGGCCCCCGAGTACCCCTGGACTCCCAAGCCCTTGAGACTGCCTCGAAGTCGGTCCCAGGTTGAGCCGTTGAAAACCAGCGGCGCGGTGAGCAGCCATCCGCTCGTGTCGGTGACGTCCTTGCCATACAGCACTTGGGAGTTGGTAAGCCCGTCCTGGCCGTTGCCGGCGAAGCCCAACGGGATCATGCCCTGGTTCGTCAGCCGCAACCGAATCGCGTTCGTGTTGTCCCAGCCGCCCACGATGACCGGCTTCTGCGAGCCCGGCGCGGATCCGTTCGATACCGTGCCTTCGACCTCCGTCGATTGCCCAAACAGGGCAACGGTGGTGATTGAGGTGGTGGTGAGTAAGAGCAGCGCGAGCGCGGCCCCGGTGAAGGTGCGTGTCAGTGTGATGTTCATTTTGGTTTGTGTGAGAGTTGAGAAAAGCTAAGTCATCCAACCGCCCAGCCCTAAGCCGCCGGCGTCGCCGAACGGCCGCCTGTCTGGCTTTTTGGCGGGCGCCACGGTTTGAGCGAACGTCAGCGCAAGCGCGTCAGCGTCGTCGGGGCTCGCCTCGCCGCGCTTTGCCATCTCCCGCTTGGACTCCAACACCAACTTGTTGCTCTTGTTGATGTGGTAGCCCGGCCCACTCAGCCCGATCTCCAGCTTGGAGTCGTCATCGATCGCGCCGTGCTGTAGCCAGTCCTTCATGCGCGACCACATATAGGCGCGCATGTTGGCCTGATGGTGGTCCGGCGACGGTCCTCCAAAATTCGTTTCGTGTACGTTCCGGAAGCCCAACAGGTGCAGCCGTTCAACGATAGGTGAACCAAAGGCCGAGTCCACAAACATGGCCGCCACCTTTTGACCGGCGTGCTCGCCGCGCATCGCTTCCGCGGCAATGGCGATCAGCACTGACCGGTCGCGGCCGTGCTCGCCGGCGATGCGGATCGGCGGGATGCTGCGCGCGTCGAGGCCTCGCCGGAAGCGGATGACGTTCCAGGCTGATCCGCCGCCGCTCACGTCGAATCCGGCAACCAACGGCTCATCGGGCAGCACTTCTACTTCGCGCTTCTGCGCCGCCTGGACGCGCGCGGCGTCCACATACTGCAGCTCGGACGCCGACGGCGGGAGGCCTCGAACGCGGACGCGGACAAAGTCGCTGTCCTCGCCGTAGTCGCGGATCCACTCTTCGATCTGCGCCTTGTTGGTCATCGCAGAGTCGCGCGAGTCGATCGACCGATGATTCCATCGTTCGTTTTCGGATCCGAACACAACGCGGTAAAACTTGCCGCTTGACCTTGTTGGGTTTCCCCAGGCGAAGATCATGGGTTCGCCGTCGGTCAAGCCACCCTCAGCGACCTCCCAGATACGTTCTGGGATGGCGCTGGCCTCGTCGAAGAAATAGAACGACGTCGAGGCGGCCGCATGCTGCCCCGCGAAGGCCTCCGAGTTCTCCTCGCGGCATGTCTGCGGCGTGCAGAACCAAGTCGCTGGCGCGTTGCGGTTAGCCATGCGCGTCCCGCTGACGCTGAACCAGTGTCCTGTGATGCAGAGTTGCGTCCAGCGCTGAATCTGCGCCCAGGTCTTACTCTGCAACTGCGGGAAGGTGTTCGCGGTGATCGTCCCGACCGCGTTCGGCCGGGTCGACATGATCCAGTCCACGAGCCAACTCACCATCGTGCTTTTGCCGATGCCGTGGCCGCTCGCGGTCGCCATGCGGATCGGTCGGACCGCATTCTGGCCGTTGAAGCGGCGCTCGCGTACCTCACGCCCCAGATCCTCCAGAAACTCGCGCTGCCATCCGTCCGGACCTTCCAAACGTTCGAGCGAAGATCCCGGCTCGCCCCACGGGTAGGCAAAGCGGACAAAGCCCAGCGGATCCGCGTAGAACTGCGAGATCTCCTCGGCCAAAGCCACGTCGGGAGACGCCGCTGCGGTGCTGCGCATGGATCGCTACTGTTTCTGAAGCCGTTCCCTTGCGGCCTTAAGCCGCTGTTCAATCAACGTGACCTCGCCGGTGTGTTCTGTCCGGTCGGTCCACTGCCCTAATTCCTGTGCCGCCTGCTTTTCGTGCTCACGCAGCTCTTTGAGCAGCCCGGTATCAAGTTCGAACTCCTCGACGATCTCCGCAGTCTCGCCGCGGCCAAGCTGCTTCAGAGTTCGGACCAGCAGTCCCGTCTCGCCGCCTGGAGCCTTGCGGATGTCGGGATCCGCCGACCGCGCCGCGATGATCCGGTTCATCTTGTCCCAGCGGTCCTGCAGTGCCCGCACCCGTGCATCCACCTGGCGGATCGAGCAGTCAGTGAGCCGCTCGGAGATCGCCGCGTGGATCTCCTGGACCCGGGCCCGCACCTGAGCATTCTTGAGCAATCGCGCCGCGCTCTGTGCTGCGCCGCTCTCGCTGTAGCCAGCGGCTACGT